GTCAACGAAATGGTTTTCTGGCAAAAAGAAACTAAGAAAGAGAAGAAGCCAAATGCTAAATCACGAACTAGAAACAAAAATATGGGAGATAAAAAATAAACTAGCAGATATTAGAGAATATATCAGTTCGGATTTTTGTAATAATTGTATAGAAATGTATAAACAAAGAGAAATTTGGGAACAAAAACTTAAAGAACTTGAAAATGAACGTGATAGACAGTCTTAAAGAGTTGAGTGTGCCAGAAATCGGAAACTATTGTCATAAAAATAGTATTCCAGCAAGTGTTGCTATGATTAATATTGGTGGAGATTTTAATCTCAGCACAATGGTTCGTAATGCTAATTTTTTTGGATTTAGTAGCGTACATTATGTTGGTAAAAAGAAATGGGATAAAAGAGGTAGCGTAGGAACCCATCACTACACTCCAATGTTTCATTATAAAACCGAAGAAGAGTTTATTAAAGTAATTAAATCTACTGGCCGACCATTAATTGCTATTGAGAATAATATTCCAGAATACAAAGAAATCACATTCGATCCTTTTAGTTTTGATTTTTCTAATATTGATGAACCAATTTTTATTTTTGGAGAAGAAAATGCTGGTTTATCAGAAACAATTCTTATGGCTTGTAGTTGTGTTCTAACTATTCCTACTTATGGAAGTGTACGGTCTTTAAATGTTGGAACAACTAGTGGTATTATTATGAGTATTTATCGCAACTACTACGAAAAATATCTCAAGAGTTGACAGGGATCGGTCGATAGTATACAATACAAACACGGGGGATGCGACCGCCGGTAGTGGTCACCTGTCTTATAAGCAGTTCAAGAGAAAGGTTCAACTCCTTTATCCCCTATTTATTTTTGAACTATAAAATATTTCCTAGAACTATTACCTTTATTTTTTGCTTTGTATGTTGGAAGTTGACAATCGCAATTTGGACAAACTATACGGAGATTATTAAGTTTATTATTATTGGATTTGCCATCAATATGATCTACTATAAGAGTAATGGGTTTTCCATTCCAATTATCTCCAGATTGCCCGCAAATCATGCAATTATTTCCATGTTTTCTAATAAGATATTTTCTAATTCTAAGATTATGATAATGCCCATCGCCAAAACCTTCTTGTTCAATAATTTTATCACTCTGGAGTCTGCGATATTCGGTTGAGCATTGTTTGGAACAACAAATTTGTGTAGCATAATCAGTATGAAAATTCTTTTTACAATTAGGACATTTAGCATTATTATTTGATTGAGGTTTTCGTTTTGGATGAGTTTTATTAGTATAAGTAGCACTACAAGACAAACAACAAAATTTAGCATTACTAGTTTTTTTAAAGCAATTAGCACAATGATTCATAGTCGAACTCCTTGATTAAAACTTGATAAAGTATCATACACCATTTCGTCTAAAAGGAACAAAATTTATGACTAATCGTTCAAATCATTTAGCAAGTTATACGTTCTTAATTGGGTTACTACTACTGTCTTTTCTATTTAATATACATTTCTATAGTAGATTACAGAAACTAGAATTTGATTCTGTTTTCTGGCGTTGTGGAACTAGTCAAATGGAATTTCAGCAGATTAAAAATGAGATTGAGAGACTAGAAAATTGGGAAGATAATACAAAAAGTGTACTTAAGAAATAAGGGGGCGTAAAGGTTTCGACTACATAAAGATTATTATATTGGCAAGTAGTGGTTGGTGGAAGGGCCACTTTAAAAATCTACCAAATGCTTTAACTGGCACAAATCAGTTAGCCCTTGCTGCCTAATAAAAAACGGCAGTAACAGACTGCGATACCGATTGAGGGTAGGTATCAAAAGTCTGTCGTTAAATCCCTCTGCACTTACAATATCCAACGGGTTGTAGGTTAAGAGCAGTTGGTAAGATAGGATTAGTCTTGTTTATTCTGTACTCCTATTTAATCTATGAATAAAATAAACTTGTAGAAAATGTAATTTGAAATATGATAGCACGGCAGTTCGACTCTGCCCGCCTCCATTAAATACTTGCTCATCTCCATTTTTGGTGTATTATAAATTACCAACTAAGGAGATACAAATGATTACTAAAACTAAGATAATATGTGCTGTATGTGCTAAGGAAACAGAAAAACCAGCAGCAGAAATAAAAAGACAGAAAAAAAGGGGTAAAACTGAATTTTATTGTAGTCTTAAATGTGCTGGGAAAAATAAAAATAATTTACAACATCTAACAAAATTTAAAAATAATTTTTTAAATACACAATATACAAGACAAAGAGATAAATATGCTGGTTTTAGATGGTATATGAAAGTAATCAAAAAAAGTTCCAAAAAGAGAAACCAGTTCTATGATGTAGATATAGAATACTTGGAAATGCTTTGGAAACAACAAGGCGGTATTTGTCCATTCACAAAACAAAAACTGGTATTAAAAAAATATAGTGACGATAATATTTCAGCACCATATTCTGCATCTGTTGATAGAATAGATAATAGTAAAGGTTATATTAAAGGGAATATTCGTTTTGTTGCTCTTATGTTTAACTATGCCAGAAACAGATTTTCTGATGAACAAGTTATAGATTTTTGTAAAAACGTTAGTCAATCAATAAAGGTATAATATGAGTTTCTGGAAAAAGATATATAAAAAACTGCGTAAGCAGGAAAAGAAAAATCCTGAAGAATTAGCAGAAGATAGATATCTAAAAAAATTAAAGAAACAACTCAAGAAACATAAATGAGAAAAGTTTGCATTTATTGTGGAAAAAGAAAAAATAAAAAATCTTTTTCTAAACATAAAAATCGTGTTGATGGATTAGATACACGATGCAAACAATGTCTCAAAAAACATTCTAGATTGAGAAATCAACTTCATAAAGAAGCACCACCAAAACCAGATGTTTGTCAATGCTGTGGAAGAATTCCTTTTAAGAATAAATGGTGTTTAGATCATGATCATGATGATAATAGTTTCAGAGGATGGATTTGTGAAAACTGCAATTGGGGACTAGGACAATTAGGAGATACTCTTGAGAGTATCACGAAAGCCATGAACTATTTACTTGCTGCTAAAATAAATAATTTAAGAAGCAAGACCCGTATTGACGATACTTGACAATACAGATAGCGTATGGTATACTACGCTAAATACAGGAGAAACTTTGGATGATTCACGATTTTAATTATGTTATGGGAATGGTTCGTGATCTTCGTGCTACGAGCAGCACTAAAGATAAGGAAGGAATTATTTTGGATTATTGCGGACATAACAGTGCCGCAGCATCTTTCACTAAAAATATTTTACTTTATACTTATCATCCGTTGTGGCAATATAATGTGACCAGCGATAATTTGAAGAAGAAGAATCATCTTGTAGCCAGAAAGAACGAATATAAAAATTTCTTTGATTTGTTGGATGCTCTAAAGAGTCGAAAGATTACTGGACATGATGCTATCTCTGCTGTGAATAGTTTTATCGAACACTACTCTGAATACGAGGAACTGATTCATTGTATTATCGACAAGGATTTGAAAACCCGTGCTGGTGACAAGATTATCAACAAGGCTATTCCTGACCATATTCCAGAGTTTAGTGTTGCTCTGGCAGATAAGTACGAGCCTAAACTGGTAGATTGGAAGGATGGCTGGTATGTTAGCAGAAAAATTGATGGTGCTAGATGTATTGGGATTGTTGATAGTAATGGTGATACTACCTTCTATTCCCGCACGGGAAAAGAGTTTGATACTCTTGGCATCGTTAGGGATGGTATTAAGGCTCTTAACATTACTAATGTAGTATTTGATGGAGAACTTTGTCTTGTTGATGATGATGGTAATGAGGACTTTCAGGGAGTGATGAAACAACTAAAGAAGAAGGATCATACTATTCCTAATCCATCTTTTAAGATTTTTGATATGATTACGCACGATGAATTTTATAGCAAGAAGGGCGAGAAGAATCGTCCGTATTCTATTCGCTTGGCGAATCTGACAGAGACTATGAGCAAGAACGAATGTCCATGCCTTACTCTGCTGGAACAAGAACTGATTCATAATGACGAACATTTTCAAGAGTGGGTTAAAGAAGCCGCTGATTATGGTTGGGAAGGAATAATGCTGCGAGCAGACGAGCCATATAAGGGCAAGCGTAGCAAAGACCTTCTGAAAGTTAAGAAGTTTTTTGATGACGAGTATGAGGTTGTTGATGTTGAAATGGGGCCATTTAGATATGTCTTGAATGGTCGAGAGCATGAAGAAACTATGCTATCTTGTGTGATGATTAAGCATAAGGAACATATTGTTAGGGTTGGTAGCGGTTTCGCTATTGACCAAAGACAAGAATTTTATCAGCATCCTAAAAAGATTCTTGGAAAGATTATCACAGTCCAGTATTTTGAGGAAACCAAAAACCAAGATGGTGGTATTAGTCTAAGATTTCCAACATTTAAAATACTTCATGGTTGCAATAGAACTATTTAAATATAACCAATTCTATTCTACAATAGATAATTATTCCATCCAAAATTTTACTATTTATGGGGAAAGACATTCTGGTACTAATTGGGTAGAAAAATTAATCAAAGATGTATTTCATATTCCAATCACTTGGGATTATGGTCATAAGCATTTTTTTGGTTGTTCTCAATGGAGTAATTTAAATACAGCACACAATACTTTATTTATAGGCATTGTTAGAAATATTTACAATTGGATAGGAGGTATGAAAAAAACTCCATATCATTTAGATACATCCAATATTTTAGATATTAAACCTTGGCAATCTGCCAGAGGTTTATCTGATTATCACAAATTTTGTGATTCTCATTGGTATACAAAAGAGAAATATCAAGATATTTTTGATATGAGATCTAATAAATTACAATTTTTATACCTGTATATGCCATATTTAGTAGATAATTATATTTTTATTCGATATGAAGATTTAATTGAATATACAGAGGCTATTTTAGATATAATTTCTGATATGTATAAAATTAGAAAAATATCAAATAGATATAATAGCGATAGAAGTAAAATACATTTATATAAATTATCTAATCACTATATTAATGAAATTAATAATTCTACTCAATGGAAAACAGAAAATATGGTTGGATATCAACAGATATGGGACAAGTCTCAACCATATAGATTTGACTAAAGTCTACCGTATTGACTAGACGATACTCGTAGTGTAGAATCGTAGCATCATCGCTAACATTGGAGTTTTTATGATTGTTTTGAACACTGTTGCCGAAAATAATACTGTTGAAATGAGCAAGAGTAAGGCCGATATTTTCTTCTCTACATTCCCCAAAGATAAGGTTGTAGCATATAGAGAATATTGGGAGAGTGTTCGTCCTCAGAATGTTGAAGATATTTTTCGTCGTTATCTCTTTGCATATACCAGCGTTCATACCACTTGGCAAGGTAATGTTAAGGGATATAATGCTATTAAGAATTTTAATGAGTGGATTGATAATGAAAATATTCTGAGAGATAAATTGCATAAGAGTGGTGTTGGCCTACACAATAATCGTACAAAATATATTTGGGACTTTGCTAGTAAGTTTTGGGCTAATCCTAAAGACTTTTATTTTACCTCCAAGAAGGGTCATGTTAAGAAGCGTGATTCTATTGTAAATAAAATTAGTGGCATTGGTTTGGCTAAGGTTAGTTTTGCCTTAGAAATGATCCATCCTAATGAGGCCAGAGCATTGTGTTTGGATGTTCATATGCTTCGCCTTTACGATATGGAAGATTTGAAATATAATAAGAGTAAGAGTGGCTCAACCATTTATAAAAAGGCTGAACGTCACTGGGTGGTAAATTGCGGCAAGCAAAAAATTCCATCATATATTGCCCGCTGCTTGTATTGGGATAATTTGCAAAAGAAAGAAGATAGTCGTTATTGGAGTTTTGTTCTTGAGGACTAATTATGAGCCAAAATGGTAAGGGTTCTAAACAAAGACCAAAAAGCGTAGATCAAAAAACATGGGAAAAAAACTATGAACGAATCTTTGGTAAAAAAAGACCAAAAAATAAATAACTATCGAACTCTTTTCATACGATGTGACTGTCATAGTGAAGTTTTAGTTATAGACTATGATGCAACATTTAAGATGATAGAACTATCAGTATTTAGTTCTTTGATTTCTTCTAAAATGTCTCTTTGGCAAAAAATACGATACATTTATCAAATACTAAAGAACGGAAAACCATATACCGATCAAATCATATTGCACAAAAATCAAATAGATGAATTAAAAGTATTTCTTAACAATATATAGTGTATATTATTATATCGCTAACTCAAAAGGAGATAGATATGATAATGAAAAATTATGTTGCTGATGAATTAAGCAATAAGGTGTATCATCTTCATAAGGCTCTGGAAAAGGCTAGAGAAATCATATCAATATTAGAAAATGAAAATAAAAATCTGAAAAAGATTATAGATGATTTAGAAGAACATGAAATTCAGACTGTTTGAACTTAAAAATTCAAGTTGCGGTCTTGACAAGACGATACTACAGGATACAATGGTAATACAAAGCAGGGTTGAACTGATCGCGTGATCGGTACTGTTTTGTGGATTTTGGATTGAATTGGAGGTTGATTATGGCTGATGTAAATATTGTTGAGAAGCAGAAGCGTGTTCGTTGCTCTGATGAGCAGTTTCTTGAGGCTGTTTTTTCGTCTAAGACTTATGCTGAAATTGCCAGCAAGACGGGTCAGAAGGTTGCTACCACAATGGCTCGTTTTGCTCGTACTAAAGCGGCTCTTGCTAAGAAGGGTGAAGAACTACCAACTATGGAACGTGCGAAGCCATCTAAGACAGTGGATAATGTTGAGGCTATGGCCGACTTTGTTCGTCGCCTAAAGGCTCACGCTAACGGCTGAGAGGGTTTTTAAAACCAATAGGCAATCGGCTACAAGAATTTAAATGACAGAGGCACAACAAGATAATCAACCTCAAGTCAATGGTTTTTGTAGTCGGTTGTTTTTATGGGAGTGTAGACCAAAGGCAGAGTCAAGGCACTTAAAATGCCTCAAGTGTGGGTTCGACTCCCACCACTCCTATTTATTGATTAACTTAATTCTATAAGGATACAATCATGAGTAAAAATTCTCTGGAACTATATAAGATCGGCAGTAAAGTTAAGTTGACTGATGATGTTTATGGAACTATAGTTAGTGCTACTATTAGTGCTGACAATAGTATCTCGTATAAGTGTGGTTGGTGGAATGGTCGTAGTTATTCCACTGAACATTTTGCACCAAACGAACTAGAAGTTACAGTAGTTGAGAAAACCAAAATCGGATTTGTTTCATGAACGAATATTCTGATCCATTAGACTATGTTTTGAATTGTACTGAACAAGGTCTTGTACCAAAACTATTCACAGTTCAAAATGCTAAAGACGAACTAGAAAAACTAAGACAAAAATTAGGCTCTTTTAAAATTGTTGCGTATGGCAGGATTAATGACAAACATGATCTGTATGGATTGAGCATTAATCATAATCCATATTTAAACCAAGATACTGTTGTTCCTCTATATTCTAATAGAGAAGAATTTCTAAAAGATGATTGGAGAGGATACCAATATGGTCGCTCTGCCAAATAAATTTTATCGTGGCATAGTTCATAGTCCTAAGAATCCTAAACATCCTAATTTTAGATTTTTAATTGTGGATACGGTATACGAGAAACAGGATGAAAACGGCGAATATTATACCGATTCATTTAATACTTACGAAGATTTTCTTTTTCATAATCCAGACAAAGGCGATTCTTTTTATGGAGTATATGGCTCCTATTGGATAGATATTCCACGAAATACTCTGAAGATTAGCGAAACATTTAGTCTTAAAGAAGCAATATTAATTGCTGAATCTATTATGGGTAATTCTATTATAGAAACGACAGAGTAAAATGATAAATACTGAATTTGAAATTGATTATAGTGATTGGTTTGATGAGGGAGGATGCTGCCAAGTATATCCTATTAAAAATCACAAAGGTTCGGTATTTAAAGAGTTTAGAAACAAAAAGAAAGCCAGTGAAGCATATTCTATTCAAAAAAAATTAGCCAAATTCGACCTTGCCCCAAAAATATTTAGTAAAGTTTGCAAATTAAATTTTGCAGAAGAAGAGGGCGTCATATTTTATGAAAGTAGTGATTGGGGATTTATAACAGAATATGCTAAAACTTGTAAAGCCAATACTACTATTAGTATGAAAGAAATTCAGAATTTAGTTGATGATATTCTTGAAAAAACTGGTTTAAAATTTTGGGATTGTCATTGGTATAATGTGGGCCTAGTAAAAAGAGGCCGCTCTAAAAAATTAGTTTGTATTGACACTGGCAAAGAAAGTTTTGATGGTAATGCTAATGCTTGGGGGAATGTTGATCCTGGGCCTAGATGCGGATATTGTTCAAAATATAATTGTAAATGCTAGGAGAATATTATGCCATATATAAGTGAAGATGATAGGCTAGAGTTAGATCATTGTATTGACCAATTAACCCTTTGTATTCGTGATATTAAACATTCATTGAATAATCCGCACGACTTTAGTATTTATTTAGGTCGAATAAATTATTGTTTTTCTCGTATATTATCGGGCTTAATGGAACAACCATCATATAATAAGATCGCTATGATTACTGGTGTATTAGAAAATGTGAAACAAGAATTCTATAGAAGAATTGCTGCTCCATATGAAGATATTAAAATTATCCAGAATGGCGACATAAAAGAGTATAAAAAACTAAAATAAGGAGCCTATTATGTCACGAGATTTTGATGATATCCGTAAGAAAATTGATCAATCTCATAAGGATCTATATAAAAAAGATGTAGAAAATGCAAAAGACATATGTGTACTAAAAAAAGATCAAGATAAATTACTTAAAGATATTAGTGAAATTAAAAAAGAAGTTAGAGATATTGGTTATAAAGTTGATTTGATGTTAGAAATACTTAATAGTTTCACCATAATGCTGGACGAATCAGAAGATATTGAAGAAGATTATGATACTGATCAAACATGGGTTCCAGATGAAGATGATGATTGGAATAGTAGAGAAGATGAAAGTTAATGGCTAGTTTAGCATTATTAGTTACAATAATATTCTTGGGTATGATATTGTTTGGCCCATTATTACTACTAATAAATAAACTCAATATTTTTCCAAAGATTATAATTCAATTCTTATCTATATTTTGTGCGATATATGGATTATGGTGGATATTAACTCTTGTTACGCCTATTCGCTGGCTAGGATTATTGCCGATATATTGTGCGTACCTTGCAACAAAATCTAAAGACGCGAGGCTTGACAACCGATAACAGTATGGTATGATACGCTAATCACAGGTCGATAACGAAACATATTGGAGAAGAAAATGAAGTTGGCAGACAGGACGGTTGAGACTCACAGTGCTGGTGTTAAGAGTGAAGCAGGATTCACTATCGCCCAAACCAGTAAAATGTTTAAGATTTTGTCAGACTCTCTTTATTCTGACAAGGTGATGGCAGTTGTTCGTGAGTTGTCCACTAACGCTTATGACAGTCATATTGCTGCTGGTAATAAGAATCCTTTTAAGGTAGTATTGCCTAGTGCTGGTAATCCTAATTTTGTGGTGCGTGATTATGGCACTGGTCTTAGTCAGGCCGATATGGAGAATCTTTATACAACCTATGGTGCTAGTAATAAGAATACTAGTAACGATTTTGTTGGTTGTCTTGGTCTAGGTTCTAAGAGTCCTTTTGCGTATACCAAGAGTTTTACTACTAGTTCTTATTACAATGGACAAAAGTATACTTATGTTGCTGCTATTGATGATAGTGGCGTTCCTACTCTGAATCTTTTTAGTGTCAGCGAAACCGACGAACCTAATGGTCTTGAGATTAGTTTTGCTGTAAAGCAGTATGACTTTGCTGAATTTAGTAGCAAGTCTATGCGTATTTTCCATTACTTTAAGATGAAGCCTATTATTGAGGGTGGTGTTCTAACTAATCTAAAAGATCATAAATATAGCAATAAAAACATCATCTTGAGCGGTGATGGTTGGAGAGTTTGCCGCCTGAATAATGATACTAATTATTATCCTAATGTTCATCACCATATTGATAGTGGCATTGTTGCACTAATGGGCAATATTGCGTACCCCGTTAAGGCTAGTCAGATTGTTGGTGAGGATAAGCAAACCACTAATGATGCTATTCAGCGTTGGAATCGTGCTTTTCAAAAGGCCGATATTGACAGTTGGAAAAGTTTTGTTAATGAGATTATTAACCAGAATCTTTATCTTGAACTTGACTTTGGTATTGGCGAACTTGAAATGGACGTTTCCAGAGAAGGTTTGCAGTATACCAAAGATGTAATTAGAACCTTGCGTGAAAAGACTCAAGAGATTTATCTTGAGATGAAGGAACAATTTAGCAAGAAAATCGCTGCTGCCAAAACCAAGGTAGAAGCAATCACGCTTTATTATACCCTTAACGATCTTGCTGGTGGTTGGGGAGTTGGTGCTGAATGGACTGACAGTAAGGGTAAGAAGCACAATATTAATTCTGGACAGGATCTAGAATATAAAATTCCTGCCGGAAAGAGTATGTACGTTTTTAATTATCGTACTGCTGGCTATCGTTCTCGTCGCATGGTTTATCAGACAAACAGTATTCATCACAATACTCTTACTGGTAAGGGGGAATACTATTGGAATAGTCAGAAAAAGACGGGCGAACTGTCATTCTTTGTTTGCGATATTAAAACAGAAGAAACAGCAAAGAAGATCGTTACTAGATATTGCAACGACAATAATTGTTTTGCGTATCTAATGATTGATACCAAGGATCATACTAAGGCAGATGAAGGTTTTGACGATCTTATCTCTGATGTTGGTGCTGACAAAATCAAGAAGGTTTCTGACTACAAGGACTTGATTAAGAGTAATAATCCTCGTAAGCAAAGTAGTCGATCTTCTAATGGTGCTGTTAGTGACCAAGATGTATTTTTTATCTATGGAGAATCTAAGGATAGCGGCAAAATTAGCAATCCTTATAACGATGCTCCTTGTCTCAGGGTTTTGACAGAAGATGAATTAGAGGCTTTTGAAGATAGTGATGAGATTATTTATGTTCCAATCATTCGCTATGCTAGTGCTTCTAATGAATATCCATCAATTTCTGATTTGAACCTAATGATAAACGATGTTACTGCAACATCATTAGTCAAGGATTTGTTTGGATCTAATAAGATTTATGCTATCAAGAGTGCTTTTGTCGATAAACTCAAGAAGCAGGGATATACGCTGATTGACTTTAATACTTTCTTCAAGAAGCAACTCAAAAGAGTTGCCAAAGATAGTCTGAACAAGTTGTCAGAATACAATGGTATTGTTGAATTTAGCAGAACTCAGAATAATTATTCTGCTAAGAATAGCGACACTTACTATGGATATGGTACTCTGGAAAAGCAATTTACTTTTCATATGCTTAATATTTTTGGTTTGGACTATGAGAAACATATCAGTAATAAGAAACTAGTTGATGCTATCAATTATTGTCTAATTATTGAGTTCTTTGTTGATACTGTTCATCGTCCTTCTTTTGATATCAAGCGATTCAAGGCGGCCGATTATTTTGGTCACATAACAAAACTATTAAGTGATATTGGGATCAATGGTCTTGATAGTCAGAAGGTTCGTAATAGTAATATTGCATATAATTCTTTGGTATCATATATTCAGAGTAGAATGTATATTCATAACGAAGATATGATGAAGGAGTGTCTTGCTATTATTAAGCCAGATGTTTCAAAGAAATATAATCTTGCCAAAATGGAAGATGTTAGAAAAGATATTAAAGCCGAACTTGACAACAATCCCGTTTTGAAGTATATTGTTGGTAGTCGTGCCGTGTCTGGCGAACTAAGAGAACTATCTGGTTCAAATGAACCGATTAAACAACTTGATGACAGGCATTACTACAGCGGTAATACTAAAACATGGTTAACAAGTCTAAATGATGTGGAAGCATTTAGAAAGCAAATTGGTAGTTTAGTTAAGTAATCACAGGTAACAATAGGAGTTTTACAATGGCTGTTCCGTTTATGTTTGTTGATGGTAATTTGACACTGGTTCTTAATAACCAGAGTTATCAGGTTTTGCCGGATCATATTAATTACAAGATGATTCTTGAGCGTTTGCCCACAGCGACCGCTGATGAATTACTTGAGATTGTTGATATTCAAAAGGCAGTCGCAGTATTTAGCGATGGTCTTGTGGATATTAAGGAAGGTAAGGTGTTCTATGATGGTGACGAAGTTCATGGTAGTATTAGTAAGAGAATTCTGGAGTTTATGAGCAAGGGTCTGCCATTTCAGCCCCTCGTTAACTTTCTGAATAATCTTATGGATAATCCTAGTATGCAGAGTCAGCAGGAACTTTATGATTTCCTTGAGCATGAGCATCTGCCAATTACTGAGGATGGATGCTTTCTAGCATATAAGGCTGTTCGTGGTGATTATATGGACAAGTATGCTGGAAAGTTTCGTAACAAGGTTGGCGATATTTGCAAGATGACCCGATCAAAAGTTGATGATAATCGTGGTCGCGGTTGTTCTCAGGGACTTCATGCTGGAGCATTGAACTATGTTGCTGGTTACGGCAGCGTCGATGCTGGTGACCGTATTGTTATTGTGAAGATTAATCCTTGTGACGTTGTTAGCGTTCCTAGTGATTGTAATTGTGAGAAACTTCGTACTTGCCAATATGAAGTTGTTGGAGAGTATCAAGGCGAACTTCTCAAGCCTCTTTATTCATCTAACTTTGCTGAAGATGACTATAATGATGACGAAGATGATTATGATCATGAGTATAGTTGGGCATGGAATGACGATGAAGAAGATATGGATGAAGATTACTACGCTGATGCTGACGATGAAGATGAGGATGATTACGACGATCAGTATTGATCGTTAAAAGAAAATGGAGTCTGGTGACTAAGATCATAGCCTCTGGTTGGGAAATTCGACAAACGCTATGTGAGAAGGTTCGATTCCTTCCCATTTTTTAAGAGATAATTCAATGCACGAAGATTATGACGATAATGAATACGATGAAGATGATTATGACTATGATCATCCATCATTAGATCCTTATCATTATTACTTTAAATTTGATGTGTCGGCAGATAGCCCGCTATCAAAATGGTTAACTGATATGTTTAATGATATAGATTGGAATCAAATACCTTCTATACCATTAAATAATATTCCTGGCTTTCCGTTTGTTTCGTTACCTGTGAATAGTTGGAATCCCGATACTGGTAAGGGTAACTCCTTCCAGTATTTGGGATCCAATTATGGTGGTAATCCAATATGGAAAAAGAAATACTTTATTTCTGATCCTATAAATAACGAATATAAATTACACTTACAAGCACATGCCAAATATTTTGTTAGTCAGCCCATTTACTATAAAGGACTGTTCGATATACTGAACTAAATAAAATATGAACGAAGAATGGTATATAATTAAAGATATAATAGAATTTGTTGATAAAACTCGCACATTAATATTTAATAATTTTGGTAGCGATAAATCAACAGATATTGATATATTACTAGATGAAATTAAACCAGAAGATCAAGAAGAATTTGATACTGTTTTATCACATGATGAATCATTAGTGATAGTTAAAAGTTTAGCTAAAAAACAGACTAATAAAAAAAATCAGAAAATACGATATTTAATATCAGATAGTCTATACTATGAGATTATTCAATCTTTGAATGATAGAATGATCAGCAATATACTAAATTCTTTGGTAAATAAAGGTATGATTGAAACCGCATTTGATAATAAATCTAATGACTTTGTATTTTGGATAAAGGATTCAAAAAATAATGAATAGTTTACGCCCTAATAGTTTTGATAAAATCATTGGTCAGTCTGATGTAATTTTAAGATTAAAAGTATCTGTTATGGGTTGCAAGCACTCACAATCGGTACTGCCTCATATTTTAATTGATGGGCCTCCTGGTCTTGGAAAAACAACTATAGCAAGTGCTATCTCTAATGAGATGGGCGTTAATCTATATACATGTAATGCTGCCAATTTAAGGAGTGTCAAAAGCATACTACCTTATTTAACTGGAATGGCACCAAAATCTATTTTGTTTATAGACGAAATACATAGACTTCCAAAATTAGTAGAAGAATTTTTATATCCAGTGATGGAAGACTTTAAATTAAGTACTGTTATTGATGGAAATGCAGAAACTATTGATGTTCCACAATTCACATTAGTCGGAGCAACTACTAGTGGAGGAAGTCTTAGTCAGCCATTCTATGATAGGTTTATTATTAAGGAACATTTGTCGTTTTATACTGACGATGAGTTAGCCAAACTAGCAGGATTGAACGCCGAAAAACTCGGACTAATGATTGATGAAAAAGACCTACTGGAAATAGCCAAAAGAAGCAAAGGAACACCAAGAATATTAAATTCTAGATTGCAATGGTATAAAAATTATAAACTGTGCGACGAATCGAATACTAAAAATATAGATGATATATTTAATATTCAGGGTATTGATAGTAATGGTTTTGATATGTATGATAAATCATATATTGAAATTCTGAAAAAACACAAAGGAACACCACTAGGATTAAAAACAATATCATCATTAACAGGCATATCAATAGAAACTATTGAAAATAGTATAGAGCCATACCTTGTTCGTAAAGGCTTCATACACAGAACATCTAAAGGTAGAATAATAGGTAAAATATGTTAAAAAAAATAATATTATGTATATTTATTATGATCTTTGCAATAAACGGGGCTGCTGAAAGCCCCGTTTTTGTTAATAGTCTTGAAGATGCTGTGGCCCTTGCAGAGTCCTCTAATAAAGATATATTGGTTGTATTTAGTGCTGATTGGTGTAAAAACTGTAAATTATTAAAGAGCGAATTTTTGGATTCTAATGATCCGTCAATTGATGATACGATAGTTTGTATTGTAGACTATGATAGTCGACCAGACTTAATAAAAGAATATAAAGTTCACAAAATACCAGATTCTCGTATAATAAGAAGAAATGTAGAAATATCAAACATTATAGGCTTCATTAATAAATACAAATATAAAAAATGGTTAAATAATGCAAGACATTAATTATATAGTATTATCATTAAGTATTAATATAATATGTTTATTAATTGGTTATATATTGGGTAGGCTAAATAGTGTTGGTGCCGGTGTATCTATTAGTAAGCCGAAATCTTATTTTAATCAAAAAGAACACGAAAAAATAACCATAGATGATAAGAAAGTTGTTACAGAAATTAAGATAGATAATCTAGAAAAAAAATTTAATACTCTAGGAACCAAAACAGTATCAGATGAAAATATATCATCATCAATAAATAAACTAAAAAATATGAAAGGTTAAGTTATGGCAAAAGGTTTAGACGTTGGAACAAGTTTCATAGTATTATCTCAACAAACAGATAAAGGTATTGAATATAAAGATTTTAGAGACGCATTTTATATCATCAAGCCAACAACGCCGGTCGCTATAAAGATGATAGAGAAAGGATTATCTGGAAAAGTATTCATTAAAGATACCGATAATTCATTTATCCTTTTAGGAAAAGACGCTATAGAAAAAGCTATCGAAAGAAATGATACTGCCAAACGACCTATGTATAGGGGAGTTGTATCATCTAAAGAAAAAGACGCTAAAAGAATATTAGCATTTATTCTAAAAGAAGTAGTCGGAGAAGCATCAGAACCAAATGAAAAATTAGTATTTTGTGTACCAGCACAACCTGTTGATCAAGAAGATGATGATTTCGATGTTGGTTATCATGAAGATGTTGTCAAAACAGTATTAGCAAGTTGTGGGTATGAAGCAAGATCGGTTAATGAAGCGGAGGCTCTATGTTATGCTGAATTAGAGAATGAGGAATATACTGGGATAGGTATTAGTTGTGGTGCTGGTATGACAAATGTTTGTGTCATGCTTAATGGTGAACCAACAGTAGTATTTAGCACAACAAAGTCTGGAGATTGGGTAGATCGTATGAGTGCTGTAGCAACAGGAGAGACTGATAGCGTTGTGCAGGCAGAGAAGGAGAATGGAGGTTTTAGAATAGGAGAATCAAATGATAATCCTATTTTGGGGGCGGTGTCAGCCTATTATGAAAGATTAATTGACTATACAACTAAACAATTGAGTGTAGCATTAATTGGCCATAAATCTTTACCTAAATTTAAAAATCCACTAACAATAGTAATTGCTGGAGGAACATCGCAGGCCAGCGGTTATATAGAAAAATTTTCAGAAAAACTAGTAGAAAATAATTTTCCTCTAGAAATTAAACAAATTAAACACGCATCAGATCCATTACATGCGGTTTCTAAAGGATGCTTAATAGCATCACAAATATTATAATTTGGTGTATTAAAATAAGATCATATAACACTGGAGGATACTATGAAAAAATTCCTCTTTTTGATTTTATTTTTTACATCATTATCTTGTTTTGGTGGAACGACAGATCCAAGTGTGGAAGATTCTAAATATATAGAATATGGATCAAAATTTAAATACGTTACACGACTATGTGGAGTATATAATGACGATACTCAGTTCTGTGCGTCTGCGGTATTAATAGATAATCATAATTTTTTAACCGCAGCCCATGTAGTTAAAGATCATAAATTAGCTCTTATTAAATTAGATAAAGATAAAACTATTATTGTGAAAAAAATTATTATACATAAAGATTTCAATAGCGAAATTGGAAATTCTGATATTGCTATAGGACACTCTGATACCTCATTTAATATAGATTTTTATCCTGAATTATATGAAAATACAGATGAGTTAAATAAAGTATGTTGTATATCTGGTTTTGGAATACATGGAACATTTCTTACAGGAGCTAAAAAATCAGATAATAATAGAAGAGCTGGATCAAATAAAGTAGACGCATTTGAAAAGGATTTGTTAGTATGTTCACCAACACGCAGAGGCTCCAAAAATCACACAGCACTTGAATTTTTAATTTCTAGTGGTGACAGCGGTGGAGGTTTATTTATTGACGGCAAACTGGCAGGAATCAACTCCTGTGTCATGGCAGTGGACAAAAAACCAGACTCGTCATATATGGATGAGGGTTGTCATACTAGAGTATCAAAATTTGTATCATGGATAAGAGAAAATAGATATGTTAAAGAATGATTGCTCTCTATTACCGCATTATAGAGAAAATATTTATGGATTATCTCCACAAAGTAGTCAGATATTAGGCTGGGAAATTATATTATTTAATATACAATCATTTTGGAAGAAAAGTCAAGGAGAAAATACAAAGATAGCAGTTATTGATACCGGGTGTGACTATAATCACCCTGATCTGAAAAATAATATTCTACAAGGAATTAATCTACTAAATAAAAAACAAGATCCCTATGATGATCATGGTCATGGTACTCATGTTACGGGATCAATCTGTGGAGAAAATAATGGTTATGGAATGGTTGGTATCGCTCCAAAATCCAAAGTATTACCAATTAAGGCTCTAGACGGTTCTGGTAATGGCAACAATATTAATATAGCAAAAGGAATAGTTTTTGCTGCTGATAATAAGTGTGATTTTATTACAATGTCATTAGGATCACCAAGTAACTCTAAAGATATATATAATGCAATTAAATACGCTATAAAAAAAGGATGCGTAATTTTTTGTGCTGCTGGAAACAGCGGAGAAACTAGTCCAATTATGTATCCGGCAAAATACGATGAAACAATAGCTATTGGATCTATTGATAGAAATTTAAACAGATCTAGCTTTACATGTAAGGGTAATGAACTGGATTTCTTATCTCCAGGACAAGATATAGTCAGTTGTGTTCCGAATAATTCCTACGCAGCAATGAGTGGTACTAGTATGGCTAATCCATTTGCTGTTGGTTGTGCAAGTCTGCTTTTATCTTATAGTAGACAAACTAAATCTTTGAAACTAAATAATACAGCTGATTATATCAGTATATTTTCACAGTGTGCAAGTCAATTAAAAAACAAGAAATTTAGAACAAAAGAGTATCAAGGATACGGAATATTGAGATTACCTAATATATAATATCAACCGTCTGAATAATACTATAGTTGTAGTATTCGTCGTAGTCAAGAAAATATTTTTTTATTTCAGTGCTTGACACACCAAATACGGCCATATATAATGACTAATGAGGCTATGAATATGTACATGAATGACGATCAATTTCAAGAAAAATTCAATAGAAAACAAAAATTTTCTCACAAAAAAACTCAAAAACATTTTTTAGATGATGAAACATCTAATAATAAAGCAGCAAACAAACAATTTAAACAACGCAAAAAACAAATTATTGAAGATGATGACTCATGGAAAGAGTGGGAGACAGATAAATAATATGTTAACTAAAATAATAGTATTTATTAAATCATTGATTTTTCATATTGCATCTGGACTTCCAAAGTGTAATCAGCAACAAATTGATTACAGATACAATATATGCTTATCCTGTGATAGTTATGATACTAAACATCAAGAATGTTTACAGTGTGGATGTAATGTTAATAATAAAAAAATTTTCATGAATAAACTAGCATGGGCTGATCAGGAATGCCCACTAAATAAATGGACTAAAGAAAATGTATAGTACACAACACAAAGACAAATGTTACGTTTTAATTAAAAATAAAGACATAATTGATCTTGCTAAAGATAGAACCTCTACACATAATATTATTATACCGCATGTATGCAATAATGTAAATGGTTTTGGTGCTGGATTTGCTGGCTATATCAGCAATATGTTTCCATCAGTTAAAGAAAATTTTCATATGCTTGGCAACAAAGCCAAATTAGGGTATACTCAATTTGTTGAAGCGTATATTAATAAAAATACCGGTAATAAAATTTTTATTGCAAATATGATAGCACAAAATGGACTCATTAGTAAATCTAATTCGAGACCACTTAACTATTTTGCACTAGCTAATTGTATGAACGATATTAAAAGTAAAACTATAGATCTGAAATCTCGTGATATTACTACAGAAACCGAAATACATTGCCCAAAATTTGGTAGCGGATTAGCTGGTGGAGATTGGCAATTTATCTCAGAATTGATTAAAGATATATGGAATAATATTCCAGTATATGTTTATATCAAAAAATAATACTTATGTATTTTCTATTAATTTGTTTTTTATTTATTGGCTTAACTGTAGGATATACTAAATCTATAATAGAATTAAAGAATTGTACTCATCGAATACCAAATAAAAGTATGATAAATTATTGGTTAGGTAAATAATATGTTAGATTTATCTAACCAAGTTATACTAGTGGCTTTTGGATCAACAAAAGTACCAGAAACCATCAAGGCAATCAATTATTGTCAGAAGTTAGTAAAATTTTATGACACTATATATCTAACAGATAGTATAATTACCGAATCAAATATTAGACATATTTTAATAAAAAATATACCATCTATAAAAGAATATCAAAAATTTATTGTTTATGAAAGTCCAGAAATAATATTATCCAATGTTGATCCAAAGTTTAGCGGTCATTTCTTGTGTATTAATTGGGATGGTTTTATAGTAAATCCTGATGCTTGGAGAGATGAATTTTTGGAATATGATTATATTGGTGCTCCTTGGCCCTGGTTCAATCATATGGTTGGCAATGGTGGATTTTGCTTAAAAAGTAAGCAATTTTTAAGCTGTCAAAAAACAATATGCGAAAAGCATAATATACAACATAATGAAGATGTTGAATTGTGTATAGTATTGAGACAAAAGTTTGAATCATTGGGATGTAAATATGCTAATTCTAAAATAGGCTATACATTTTCTACTGAAGTTGGCGATATAAATATTAATAATTCTTTTGGATTTCATGATTTTAAATATCATACACGATATAAACATATAGTTGAGGTTATATGAAAACAGCATTAGTTTGTGGAGGCGGGGGATTTATAGGTTCTCATTTAGTCAAAAGGCTTAAATCAGAAGGATTTTGGGTAAGATCAGTTGATTTAAAATATCCAGATTTTTCCGAAACAAAAGCTGATGATTTTATAATTGGAGATCTAAGAGACCAATCACTAGTTTCAAGAGCTATGTTTGCTCCAAAACAAACTAGTCAAGATGACTATTCAAATAGTTTCGATGAAGTTTATCAATTAGCAGCAGATATGGGTGGTGCTGGATATATTTTTACTGGCACACATGATGCCGATGTTATGCATAACTCCGCTTTAATTAATATTAATGTTGCCAAGGAAGCTGTGCTTAAATCTGTAAAAAGACTTTTCTATAGTAGTAGTGCGTGTATTTATCCAGCATATAATCAAGAAGATCCTAATAATCCAAAATGCTCAGAAGATTCAGCGTATCCAGCAGCACCAGACAGTGAATACGGATGGGAAAAATTATTTAGTGAAAGATTATATTTATCCTTTATGAGAAACTATAATTTGAATGTAAGGATTGCTAGATATCATAATATTTTTGGTCCAGAAGGGACATATGACGGAGGAAGAGAAAAGGCCCCTGCTGCATTATGTAGAAAAGTTATATTGGCACCTAATAATACATCTATAGAAGTTTGGGGAAATGGACAACAAACTAGATCATTTTTGTTTATAGACGAGTGCGTTGAAGCATCTATTAGATTAATGAGATCAGATTTTATAGGACCAGTAAATATTGGATCAGAAGAAATGGTGAGTATCAATGGATTTGCTAAAATGATAATAGATATTTCTGGTAAAAATATTGGTATATCTAATATTAGTGGCCCTGTTGGTGTTAATGGTAGAAATTCTGATAATAAATTAATTGCAGAAAAATTATCATGGCAACCATCATTACCATTGATTAATGGACTTAAACAAACATATGAATGGATAAATAATCAACTAAATAATATCAAAGGTAATCATGTATAATAAAGATAAAACGGTAATTGTATATTTAGCCATGAATACCAAAAGAGATGAATCTTATGGTAGAGACTCAAGAAGTATGTTAGAAAAAAGTTTAGATACTTTATATCTAAATTATAACAATGAATTTAAACATGATATTATTATTTTTTATGATAAAAAATATCCATTTACAGAATCAGATATTAGGGAGATAACTAAAGACAGAAAAGAAATTAAATTTCAATTAATTCCAGATGAACTATGGTGTCCTCCACAATGTGATGAGCTCAAAAATAATCCGGATCCTAAATTGTGGGCAGACCCGAAATTTTCTGTTGGGTATCGTAATATGATGAGATGGTATGGTATACTAATTTATAAATATTTAATTAATTTGGGATATGAATGGTACATGAGGATGGACGATGATTCATTATTACATTCTAGAATAGAATATGATTTATTTAAATTCATGTATGACAATGGATATGAATATGGATTTCGCTCGTATTGTAACGATCACATATCTGTATCTCGTGGATTAATAGAATTTTGTAAAAATTATTGTGATAATAATAATATTACGCCAACATTTTTAAATAGATATGGATTATATAATGAAATTTCTACAACTAAAAAACATAATATTTTAGGTTATTATAATAATTTCTTGATTAGTAAATTAAGTTTTTGGATGAGAGATGATGTACAAAAATTTCTTCAAAATTATGATAATAGCGGATATCAATATACTCGTAGATGGAATGATCTAATTAGTCAAGCTGTTACTATACAGATATTTATGGATAGAAACAAAGTATATCACTTTAACGATTGGTGTTATGAACATGCCACCTTTAGTGGACATTATGATAGTAAAAATTCTCTTTCTTGGGGTGGATTATATCCAGCAGTTAAAAATTCCAATGTTCTAGTAACAAATTATGTAGAAAAATGGATTAAAAAATATAATTTATATTATAAAAATACTTTTGATACATTAGATGTAAAAGACTGCTTGATTAAAACTAATACTAATATCTTATCTAAAGATATACCGAGTATAAATACTTTTAGGCCATTTAATAATAATGATTGCTATTTTATTGGATCATATGATTGTATAGAAGATATATATTTAGCTATTAATGACTATTGGATAAATTGTCATACTAATACACAAAGAGCTATTCAGTTTGATTATAAAACACCAATAGCGTTTGTTTGGTTTAATTCTGATAAAAAGTTATATGTTATTAATAATAAAAAATTAATTAAACAAAATCCTAATGAATCTAATGATATTACTTCTTTTATTGTATCTAAAGATTTATTTATAACAAAATCACAAAAAGTATTGAATTATACCTCCAATATAACACATAACGATCAGTTTGTACATTATATATTTGGTAATACCCATAAAGGATATTATATAGAAGCTGGTGCTTGTGACGGAAAAAATAGTTCTAATACTTATTTTTTAGAAAATATATTAGGTTGGACAGGGGTGCTTGTTGAACCAACAAGTAAGTTTAATTTTTTAAATAAAAATAGACCTAACTCAAAAAATATTAATTGTGTTTTGGGCAATTCTAATTGTGATAGTGTTGATTTTATTGAATTTACTAATCAAGATTATCATGAATTATCTTGTACTCAAGAATCCTTCAATAAATTATCAACAGAAGATTCTATGGGTAGAAAAGATATTATTGTACTTTATGATAATGCGGTGAAAAATAAAATAATTAAAAAATTATCTCAAAAAACATTAAATTCATTATTAGATGAAATTGATGCGCCATATATAATAGATTATTTATCACTTGATGTTGAAGGAGTTGAAGAATCAGTGATTGAAGGTATTGATTTTAATAAAAGACAAATTCTATTAATTAGTGCAGAAAATTTACACAATAATAAAATTTTAATTTCTAATGGATATATTAAGATTAAAAATCCATTTGATAAAAGTAATGATCCGTCTTATGTTAACTGGGTACCAAAAGATAAGGTTCGTTCATGGGATTATTGGTGGGTGTCGCCAGTATTATTTGAACAAAAAAAATATCTGCTAGAACCGCATATAATAAATCATAATTGATATGGAAAAAACATTAATAATTTTAATAGGTAATGCTCGTGGTGGTGAAACCGCATGGAATACACTGTATAATAATCTTATAGATCCTTATAATGCAGATTTATTGTTATGCTTTGGTAAAACTATTAACGCATCATCTAGTCTATACAAGATAGCAAAATATATATTTGAAATAGATGAATATGATGATTGGACAGATTACTATGAGCAGTTTTTTCATAATTTTTGGAAAAAATCATTTCTTTGTGGACAGCGTCATGGTTTAGCTGGAGGATTAAACAAATATAACGGATCTGGAGCTATTATATTTGCATTTAGACATTTTCTTAAACAGAATTGCTATAATATTATAAATGAATATGATAGAATTATCCTAACAAGATCGGATCATTTTTATCAATATAAACATCCAGTTCTACCTAATGATAAAATATGGATACCAGAAGGAGAGGATTATGGGGGGATCACAGACAGACATCATATTTTCCCATCTAAAATTTTTCACCAAATGCTTGGTGTGGTAGAATATATGGATTCTGATATTGGATTTCAAGAGATATCAAAAAAACATAACCCTAATCCAGAAACAGTATTATTATTATCATTTAAATATTATAATATCTTATCATCCATTTCGAGATTTAAAAGATGTCAATTTGCTGTTGCTACAAAACAGGATAGTACGAGATGGAAAAAGGGAGATATTCCATTACCAAACTATCCAAATTTGTATATTAAATATTTGAACGAGTATAGAATGACACTGCGGAGTTTTAATGAAGAGACTAAATAATCAAAGAGTTTATCTTGCTGGAGCCATGGACAGAGTAGCAGATCGTGGAACAGGATGGAGGGATAATATCACTCCGTTCCTACAAGATTTAGGTATAGTAGTATTTAATCCAATTAGTAAACCAACAGATATTGGATTAGAAGATCATGATACTCACCAAATAAAAACAAAGCTCAAACAGATGAATAGATATGATGAGCTAAGTGCAATGATGAAAACTATTCGTGCTGTAGATTTACGTCTCGTAGATATTAGTGATTTTCTTATAGTCAATTTGGATCTAGATATTCATCCTTGTGGAACCTATGAAGAAATTTTTTGGGCAAACCGCCAGAAAAAGCCTATTATAGTACATATGGTTCAAGGTAAAAATAAAACTCCAGATTGGCTGTTTGGAACAATTCCTCACCAAATGATTTTTTCCAACTGGGATGAGATTAAAAACTATTTAGAACATATACACACTTCAGAAAATATAGACACGCACAAAAGATGGTACTTCTTCAATGCAAAAAATAATTAATGAAACTAAACTAGATTTTGATGATGTTCTTATTAGGCCCAAGAGATCTTTTCTAACAAGTAGAAAACAAGTCTCTTTATTAAGAGATTTTCATTTCGTTCATTCTCCTAGACACCTAAATTGCATACCGATAATGGTTGCAAACATGGATACTGTTGGTACTTTTGATATGGCAAAAGTTGTTAGTAAACATAAAAGTATAGTATGTTTACATAAACACTATTCTATAGAATCATTAGTAGATTTTTATAGACAATACCCTGATCTAAAAGATTATGTTTTTTATTCAACAGGAACATCACAAAAAGATTTAGAAAAAATTAATAATGTTTTCGATAAGTTGCACAAACATCATATGTTACTGCCTAATATATGTCTTGATGTTGCTAATGGATATACAGAACAATTTGTTAAAACAGCAGCACACCTACGCAAAACTTTTCCAGAAGTTATAATTATGGCTGGTAATGTGGTTACTCCTGAAATGGTCGAAGAACTTATACTTCATGGCAAAGTTGATATAGTCAAAGTTGGTATAGGGTCAGGCAGTGTTTGTACTACCCGTTTAAAAACTGGCGTTGGATATCCACAGTTGAGTGCTGTGATGGAGTGTGCTGACGCTGCTCATGGTCTTGGTGGACACATATGTTCTGATGGTGGCTGCAAAGTAGTTGGAGATATTTGTAAGGCTTTTGGTGGTAATAGTGATTTTGTAATGCTAGGAAGCGTATTTGCAGGAACTGAAGAATGCGAAGGAGAGTGGGAGTATGAGTATTATGTTGAGGCAGGATCCTCTGCTCCGGGATTTTGGCAAACACTAAATCCAGGATATTCTACTCCTAACAAAAAAATATCTTTAAAGTATTATGGCATGAGTAGTAAAAACGCTATGGATAAACATCATAATGGAGTAGCTAATTATCGAACAGCAGAAGGTAAGTGCGTTACTGTTCCATATAAAGGACCAGCAGAAGAAATACTATATGATATCTATGGTGGCCTTAGAAGCGCTTGTACATATATAGGTGCTGATAAAATTAAAGATTTCGGCAAGAAAACAACATTTATACAAGTCAATAATACACATAATAAGGTTTATGAAAAATGAATATAATTTCACCAGTAGATAGTTATACAGGCTATGGGATTACCGGATATAATATATGGCGTCAAATTTATTATTTAAATAATAATAGTTTGCTTTTTCCAATAGGTAATATTAATGCTGAAAAGGGATGGGATATAGAATGCATAAAAAATGGCATAGGATCTAGAAGCCATTTTGATAAATCAGCACCCTCTTTTAAATTATGGCATGCTAATGATTTCTTTACTAAAACTCATGGAGATGGTAAATACGGAGTATTATCTTTCTTTGAAATAGATAAATTAACAGAGATCGAACAGCAAAGCTATAATATTGCTGATATTATATTTATGCCTTCTGAATGGGCAAAAAATGTTTTACAAAATAACGGAATAAAAAAAGACATTATCGTGTGTCCTATGGGAGTTGATACTAGCATTTTTAATGCTCAAAAACCGGAAGATAAAAAAAATAAAAATACATACATATTTATCAATATTGGTAAGTTTGAAATTAGAAAAGGTCATGATATTTTAGTGGATTTATTTAATAATGCATTTAATGAAAATGACGATGTGGAACTATGGATGATCAATCATAATCCATTTTTAAATCAAGACCAAATTAAACAATGGATAAATTTATATAATAACTCTAAACTATCATCTAAAATAAGATTTTTTCCACGCATTCCTGATCAAATATCATTGGCACAAATTATGAGCTATGCTGATTGTGGTATTTTTCCATCAAGGGCAGAAGGATGGAATAATGAAGCAATAGAAATGATGGCTATGGATAAACCAATTATCATCACAAACTATTCTGCACACACACAGTTTTGCAATAAAGACAATGCTTATTTAGTTGATATAGATACTACCGTACCAGCAAACGACGGTATATGGTTTAATGGTAGTGGAAATTGGGCATCCATAGAAGAAAAACAAATCGATCAATTTATCGAACATATGAGATATGTTTATAAAAATAATATAAGAGATAATTCTTATGGATTAAAAACAGCCAATAATTTATCCTGGCATAATACAGCCAATATCATATATTCTAATATGATCAATTGATTGGTGTATCTAATTACAAGGAGATAATATATGCCTATTCCAAAAAGAAAACAAAACGAAGATAAAAATGCTTATGTGTCTCGTTGCATGGGTAATGAGACTATGAAAAAAGAATATCCAGATAATAAACAAAGAGTAGCTATTTGTCTCGGACAAACCCGTACAAAAGGAAATTTATTAGAAGAGGTACATGACGAATTATTTGCACAAAATTATACTTGGGATGATGAATGGAATGAATTTGTATATGAAGTTGAAGTTAACGAAATTTATGATGAAGACGGTAAAGTTATTGCTTCAGAATATCAAGGACGCAAAGTAACTCTTAATAAGCCATTTAGAACACCAGATGGTCCTAAGAAATTTGCGGTATATGTAAAAAATGAAAGTGGTAATGTTGTTATAGTTAGATTTGGTGATCCTAACATGACAATTAAGAAAAATATTCCTGAGCGCCGTAGAAGTTTCAGAGCAAGACATAATTGTGATAATCCTGGTCCTCGTTGGAAAAGTCGGTATTGGGCATGTAAGAGTTGGTGATAATAATGAGAAAATGCCGAAAATGTAAATTAAATCAAGTATCAGAAAATTTTAGAAAATTTTGCGATCAATGTAAAATAAAATCTCAAACGTGTGAATGTGGCGTTGGTTTTAAATCCAAAAAACATAAGTTTTGTAAATTATGCAGAATGAGCAAGGGAAATATTGGTCAATGTGAGTCATGTTATCAAACTAGACACATTTATTTTAATTCAGGATTATGTACTACTTGTTATAAATTTACAACGAAATATAACATTGATCATAAAGAACTAAAAGAATTAAGACTTATATCACATTGTAGCATCTGTGGTATTGAGGTTCGTCATCATTCAAAAAATAGGGGCAATGCCGCAGTAATTGACCATAATCATGATACAGGTAAGATTAGAGGAATTTTATGCGTACAGTGTAATATAATTGAAGGAATGATAAGAGATGAAGAACACTTAAAGCAATTTTATCTTAATTATAAAGAATGGATATTAAAATGAGCGAACGTTTTAAAGATATATTAAATTCAGTAAATGAAAATCTCAAAACCAAATCAGAAGATGGAGATTTTACCAAAATTGAAGAAATGGAAGTTGAAAGTCCAGAAATGGAAATGATGGAATATAAAAATGATTTTTATCAAATGAGCATTGGATCCATAAAGTCAATAATGACACACGCTAATGTTATATTACAAGCATTAGATAATCCGTCCGTAAGAGAAGCCTTGACAGAAAGCTGGCTACAGGGTAAAATTGCTATTACTGAAGATTATATGTTAACAATTCATAATTTTGTTATGTTTGGACGCACAGAAACTGACACAGAAGCAGCAGAACATAAAAAAAAAGTTAAAATAAAAAATCTTCCGCACTATACTTTTCAGCCCTCAAAGGACGATAGTATAGTTACGGCACCTGTTGAAGAAACAATGTCAGAGGATAAGCCTGGACTATGGGAAAATATACGAAAAAAGAAAGAAAGAGAAGGAAAAAAATATAGACCAGCAAAGCCCGGAGACCCGGATCGACCAGATCCAAAGCAATGGAAAAAATTAACTAAATAACTAAAATTAGTTAAGAATATATTTACTAGGACTTTTAAAAAGGAAAAACATGATAGATATTGTATCTGTTGGTAATCAAAAAATTAAATATCAAGACCATTCTACAATTGAATTTGAGTCATTATCTGTATATCTAGATTTAGCTAAAAAAACTATATCTAAATTTGCTAAAAACTTTTCTCCAAGTTTAGGCAAGGAAATGCTAAAAAGTGAAGACGCTATAGCTAATGTAGCTAATTGTATCATGATGGCCGATTGGAGATGGGATAAAGAACGTAAAGGAGAAAGTGGACAACAAAAGAATAAATACTCTTATAGAAATCAATGTGCCATTTGGGCCATAAAAAGCTATATGACAAGAAAGAAGTATAAAAAAAATAAAGGTCATTCTGTCGATATTGATACTAAATTTAATGATGAAAATTTATCATTATTAGACATTATACCAGACTCTAGCAAATCCCCATTAGATATTTTGTTAGACAAGGAAAGTGGTTCTGAAAATAAACATATGATTGATCAAATATTATCAGATAATAACAATATTTTATCTGATCGTCAAAGAGAATGTTTAAGATTATATTATCTTGAAAATCAGACTTTTGCACAAATTGGTAAAAAATTTAATATTACTAGAGAAGCAGTCAGACAAAATATTAAAAAATCTATTGAAAAAATTCAAAGACTCATATAATAATATGTTCTTTAAAAAGCGTAATAAGTCAATATTTTCAATTGAATACTATAGTAATGGGGACTATAATATATGTCTACCAAAACAGAATGTGTCTGAAATAGACGCGAATCATATAGGTTCATTTCTTCATTTGTTGATGTATAATAGTCCGATTAGTGCTGATATAATAGATAAATTAAAGTCAATCAAAAATAGCAATAATAAACATATTGTTGATTATATATTAAGTTCTTGGGCAACAAACTATTTAAATGATAAACATAAACCAATGATAGATCCTTTATTAACATTCAAACAAAATGTTAGATAGTCCTAAAATTATATGGGAAAAATGGTCTGATCCATTTGGTAAAGATGATACCGATGATACAAACTATTTTGAAGACATAGAAAAGGAGACTGTAGACGATTCAGTAAAATATCACAAAGTATTATTAACAAATATGGGAATGATTCCATATAATGAATATACTGATTGTTCGAAAATTTTTAATTTTTGGATAGGCCATACTAACTTTAATCTGTCTAATAGAATAGCTACTATAATTCAGGAAGTTGATGGTGTAGAAACATTGGATATTTTTACTAGATATCGCTTTAGGGTTGGTTTTGGTAAAGCATTTATAGATAGAGAAGTTATGAATAATATTAATACAATAATAACATCAATTTTTAATATAACCAATGATTAACGGACAAGAAAATAGATTAAATTATATCCATGAATATGGATTAGATGTTGATAATAGAGAAGTTTATCTTCATTCTTTTATAGATAGTGGAGAAGAGGAGGGCGGTGTTGATTATAGGGTAGCCATTAATTTTGAAAAAAATATAAGATATCTTAATATTATATCTTCTGATCCTATTATTGTACACATGCATTTACCGGGTGGAGATTGGACAGATTGTTTGGGTATATATGACACCATCATCCAATCCAAAGCCCCTATTGGTATTTTAGCATATGCTAAAGCAGAGTCATCTAGCGGCGTAATATTCCAAGCTGCTAAATTAAGAATTTTAATGCCAAATAGTTATCTATTAATTCATTATGGTTTTTTCTCACTAGACGGAGAACACAAAGCGGCCATTAGTAATATTCAATGGAATGAAAAAGAAGCCAAAAAAATGTTAGATATTTTTACTGATAAATGTTTGGAGTCTCCATTAGCAAAAGAGAGAGAATGGAAAAAATCTAGTGTAAAAAAGTATATATCATCACAATTATCTCAAAAATCAGATTGGATTCTAAACGCTTCAGAGGCTGTACACAACGGATTCGCTGATGGTATATATGGTCAAAACCAATACGGATCGATAGAAGCTATCAAAAGAAAATTAAATAAATGAATATAGAATATTATATCAATACTATTGATGAGAAAGATATAGATATAAAAAAAAATCTAGAAGATTTAATTAATAATACTTCTATTAGAAAAATTATAGCCACCCATCACTGTGCTAAATTAATAAAAAAAAATTTTCCAAATCTAACGGTCGGAGCATTTATAGATTATCCTGTAGCTAATTGTGAAAGTTATCATAGGCATTCTATGATTCAAGACGCTATAAAATATAATATAGACTATATTGCTATAACATTACCTTTTTATTATTTAGTAAATAGAAAATACGATAAAATCAGAGAAGATATAAAAAAAAACTTAGACATATGTGAAAATAGAGAAATTAGATATATATTAGAATACAGGAAATTTGATCATCAAATTTTAGCTAAGGCTTGTGAAATATTATTATCGTCAGGCATTAACATAGTATATCCATCCTCTGGTTTTTTTCTAGATTCCTTAGATGATAATATAGTAGCATGCGGATACTTGCATAATAAAACATCAATAAATACTATTATTAATGGAAATGTCTGGACCCAACAACATATTAAACAGATTCTTAAATCTAATATGTATGGATTTAGTTGTAATAATATTCTAGCTCTTAAATTAATACCATGACTTTTAAAAATATTTTTATTAGCATAGCATCATATAGAGATAAACAATTAGTTCCCACAGTTTTAGACTGTATTAGTAAAGCTAAATATCCAAATAATTTATTTTTTGGTATTAATTGGCAAAGAGACGAATCAGAAGATATATCAGATATTAATAAATTATCTAATATTAAGATAGAAGAATATGATTGGAGAGAAAGTAAGGGTGCTTGTTGGGCAAGACATTCTATACAGAAACATTTATACGATAATCAAGATTTTTATCTTCAACTAGATAGTCATCATAGATTCATCAACGATTGGGACGAACACCTTTTCGCCCTGTATAATGAAGCATTAAATAGTTCCAGTAAGCCTATTATTGGAACATATGGTACAACATTCTGGCCAGAAAAAAATATTCCATTAAAAAATGAACCTTATAGGATAAGCACATTTGAATCGTTTGGAACTGATGGAGATATTATTTCTCGCCCTATATATATAAAAAATCATATAGCAGTTAATAAAGAAAGAAAACTAATTAAAGCTAGATTACTATCTGGCCATTTTATATTTACGCACGGTAATTTTGTTAATGAGTGTATGTACGATCCTAATTTTTATTTTAGGGGCGAAGAATTATCTTTAAGTGCCAGAGCGTATACTCATGGATACGATTTTTTTCATCCGTCTTATACTGTTATTTGGCATGAATATTTAAGAGAAAAAAGCCCCAAACATTGGATTGATCATGTTAAAAAAAATGGATTTGTAGAGGAGGGAGAGCATAGAAACGCATCATCTAAAAAAAGACAGCGTAAATTATTTGGTATTGATCATAATGATATTGATTTTAAACAATATGGTTTTGGAAATGTGAGATCCTTACATGATTATGAATTGTATGTGGGTTTGGATTTTAAAAACCAAAGAGTTCATAAATCCGCCTACGATCCTAGAGAAGAATATTTAGAGCCACACATTATGACACACCAAGAATGGACATCTGGTATGTTAGACAAATATGAGTTTGATATTGAGTGGCCATTAAATCAGATACCAGATAATAAAAATTATAGTATGTTCTTTTTTGGTTTTGAAACAAAAGATGGAAAATTACTATATCGTAAAGATCTTAAAGAAGAAAAATACTTGAAAAAATTTACTAATAAAATTAAATCCACTGTTTATACAGAAGAACGTCCATTTCGCTGTGTGATAATTCCATTATCTAATCG